ACCGGGTGTGGAAGGCTCACTAACAAAGTCCCAACAGATGAGCTGAAAGTCATCCTGAACTACATCATAATCACCTTCACTTCTTGTAGATCCCACACCCCTGGAAGATATTCCTAGTGTCACCCCTGATTCAACTAGACTCTGTAGAATTTTTCCGCTTGGTGTGTTTAGAAGTTCTACACTTCCATGACATACATCACCCTGCATGAATGCTTCACGTATTATATGTGATGCATTCTTGAGTTCAACAACAGAGCTATCTGGGTGATCACACTCACCAAGTGCTCTATTCTCATTGATAAATTTTTGGTAGTTTCTAACTTCGCGCTCTAGTATCGCACGTGGATAAACTCTTCCGTTCTGGTTTAATGTGTCAGACTTCTGCAGGATTCCCTTCAAGAGAATTTTACCATCGTTAAGGCGCTTAGACTCCTCAATCATCTCCTTTGAGTAATCAAAAGGGCGCCACTCTGTAAGAAGCTTCATGTTGTCAGCCATTATTGTTCTCCAGTAGTTCATCGCAGAGCCTAGAAACAGTCATAAACTTTGCAATATTCTGATCAGACGTATCATCTGTGTCGAGTGTCTCAAGAATTCTAATGGCATTCGGGAGTTTATACTCAACAACCTTGCTGTCACACTGACGCTGGTATTTCTGCAGCGCCGTGAGTGCAGTCGCTTTCTGTTCGCACATTATTCGTCGAACCTTAGCTTCATCACTCCCAAACGCAATTGTCTGAAGGAGCTGTTTTTGATCTTCACTGAGGTTATCATTAAACTTCTTGTTGAATGACTCTCTCATAATCTTAACAGTAAGATCATTTACGCTTGGTGTCTTGAGTGACTCAATAGGCGCAACATCTTTCTCAAGCATTAGCCACTCTTGAAGCTTAGACTCATACTGAACTCTTTTAACAACATCAGAGTTCTCATTTCTCCACTCCTCCATGAGAGTGTGGATAGTTGCCAAAACCTTATAGTTCTTTACAGGAGTGTCATAAAACACGTCCTTGTCGAACGTCTTATTGATCTCATTGATAAGACTCGACTTTTCACTCCTGAGCTTGGATAAATCATATTTATATGATGCAAGTTTTGTCTCTTCGAGAATTCTCGAAGCTAAAGCGTCAGATGAGACTTGCGTCTGAACAAGTGCATTGAAGAGCCTAAACTCTCTATAGAGCTCAGTACCCTGAGCAAAATATTTCTTAATAATTCTTAGCGCCTTATTGGCAGTGTTCTGATCCTTCTCAACCATTGCCTTTGAGACAGTGGTGACAAGCTGCTCATATACAATGCCTACATTACGCTTCTTGTTATGACCTTTACTCATCTGTTGATTTGCTCCCAAGACTCTCCAAGTCAATATCGACAGGCTCATTGTCTCTATTAGAGTCCGCTTCTTTAAGTATCGCGGGTGAATTAATTCTTACGGTAGCAGCAAATTTATCAAGTGTGTTTTTCATGTCGTCTGTCATGCGCTTCTGCTGACTCATCTTCTTGTCTAAGAAGTTTGACATAAAGTCACCCTTTGGTTCTGCTGACTCTCCGAATGGATTCTTTATCCAGTCGTTGTCATAAGGTTTGTGAAATGTGTCCTGCTTTCTCTTATGACTTACCATACCGCCAAGATCTGGCATATGGTGAGAAGCAGGTCCGTCTTTTACTTTTCTAGACTTTGCAATAGGCTCGCCAAAGATGTTTCTTATCTGATTATTAAAAACAATGGGCGCATCAGGATTGTCTATCGAGATCTTAGACACCTCATCTTCTGCATCTTCATCGTCCTCATCATCGAGAATTTTCCCATTTCCAGGCTTTGCTGTCAGTAGAGATCCTCTCGGAACGTCTCCGCTGAAAAGTCCTCCACCTTCCTCGCCTCCTGCAGGAGCCTCTTCTTCACCCGCAGGAGCTGAAGCTGCTTCTCCGCCGCCGGACGGCCCAGGTTGACCAGCGGCCTCGACTGCAGTGTCCTCAAGTTTATCTTCAGATCTCTCGTCCTTGATATTTTCTATCTCTTGGTCAGTTAGATTTAGAATGTTCTTTCTTATCCACTTCCTGCTAACCATCCCCTCAGGTGCCTGTCCTGCTATCTCAAATTTTGACTTTATAAGTTCAAGCTTCTGAAGTTGAGCAATTGAAGAAGGATTAGAAAGTTTTAGGGTAAAATCAAGAAGATCCTCACCCTCATAACCATGTGAGTATAGGTGAATCATTGCGAGCTTATTAAGCTCTGAGAGAATTGTTTTCTGAATTCTGTGAATTGATCGAGAAAAGCGTATGTCTTCCTGCGCAAGTGTTGCCTTTGCACCCACATCCTCATCATATCCGAGATATGCACGGGGTATTTTAAGCGCAGCAAACAGCTTCTTCTGGATGTACTGAACGTCTTCAATTGCAGCAGTATTCTGACCTCCTGCGAGCGTATCGATCTTGGTTCCTGACTCTCCCCCACGAACAGGAAGGAAATAGTCCTGATCAACTGACAGTGGATTATATCGAAGGTCTACCTTGCCAGTGGTCTTGTCGACAATCTGGTTCCTCTTCAGCGAGGTCTGTGCTTGTTCTAGGTAGTTTGCAACCTCTTCAGGAGGAACGTTACCAACGTCAATATAGAAGACTCTGCGCTCAGGTGCTCTAATCACTCTATACACTAGCATTGCATCCTCAATGAGGATGAGCTGACGCCAGATTCTTCGAGCTGCCTCTAGGACTGATGATCCATAAGGAAGAAATGCATCATTTCCTAGAAGTCTAAAATGAGTGACCTGCCAGTTCTCAAGAATCTGATTGCCCTGAGTTATCCATCGATATCTCACAGCCATCGGATCTTTTGGATCGAATCCTTCTTCCCTCTCAATCTCTGAGATTGAGATTGGAACACAGTTAATTACACCGTACTCGGGAGAAATGTCATTGAAAAGAAAGAAGTCTCCATACTTGCAGAGATTTCTAACCCACATGACGAGATTAAATTCTACATTCAGTGTGTCATAAAAGAGTGACTCAAGAAGCTCTTGTACCTTCCTGTTGTCAGAGTATATGTGCAGAATTCTTCCATCTTCTCCAGATGAAACTGTCTCTTCGGCATAAATGTCCAGCGCAGAAGCTATCTCGGGTGTAGATTCCATCTCACTGAAATCTGAATACCTTGACATTCTATCGAAGGCGCCGTATGCTGAGAGTGTGCTATTGTACACATCGCTGTGTGCGCTCCTAAACACTTCCATTGCAGAAGACGTATTGCCCGCCTTCTGTGTCATACCCTTCACTTTTCTACGAATGATTGGGCCGGATCTAAAAAGTTGTGTTAGTCTACCGAATAGATTTCTATTGTAGTTTTCTGCCATTTTTTGTCTTAAGTATTATTCTAAATGCAGACACACGTCTATAAACTATCTAAGCAGCCATTTCATATCTCCATAAGGAGAAGGAGCGCTTGTATCATCTTGTTTACTTGGCATCTCATTTAGAACAAAGGGTTTAAATGGATTGTAATTCTTTCCAGCCCACGGGCTCAGAATTGCATCTTTTTTAGTGGAGTTAACAGCGAATCCAGCAAGCATCGCCTTATTGAGATCCTTTGCGAAGTGACTGTTCTTTGGTGATGCGTCATAAAGCCAAACGCCTATCGCAAGCGACATGATGAGATCATCATGTTTTCCCTTCTGCGCTTGTGCTTTTGTTCCTGTCCAAACGAAAGTCTTTAGCTCCTGGTAGAATCTTGATGAGTAGATCTGAATTGCATTGTTTCTAATGACCTCCTCTAGCTTTGTAAGTATTTGTGATCTACTTTGCCCAGAGGTTGTGAAACCTGCTTTTGATATATCTACTTCACCTGATCCGTAAATTGCGCCAAACTTATCCTTCTCATTTTTAAAGTAGAGATTTGTATATCCAATATCTCTTAGCTTCATAATGACTGCGTATCCGTACGTGTTATTCTCAGGACAGATCATCGCATTGTTGTATCTTTTTGCTGCCTCTGCAAGTATAAGAGCAAATTGATCTGGGGGTATCTTTCCCCTAAACTCAGCGACGACCTCAGACTCATCTATGTCAATTACGTGAAATGCAGAGTAGTCAGATGAGTCTCCTCTTGCCACATCTCCTGAAATTACATAAGAGTGCTCAGAGAGACCGTACTTCCAGACCCAAACACCCATCTCTGGACCCCAACGCTCTACTGGATTTCTAATTGAAAAACTTAATTTTTCAATTAACTCATTACTGAAGTAAGTGTCACCTGAAGATGAGAAATCACAAAGAAGCTCCTGAGCTATCTGTTTTGTGGTGAAATTTCTACACTCGTTGTCAAACCACGCCTGATCGTGCTCTGGGTGCACATCCCAAGGAAGCTTTATGGGATTAAACTCGTTTTCTTTGTTCTCTGCTTTCACCCAAAGGTCATAGTACTGACCACCCATACCGTTTGGTGTTGATAGAACAATTGCTCGACCACCAGTTGAGATTGTTGGGTATAGTGATGTCCAAAGAGTATCGAAATTTCTTACGAATGCAGCTTCGTCAACAATAAGAAGGGAAAGTGCCTCAGATCTACCGGCGTCCTCTGAGGTTGGAATTGCTTTTATTGAGGAGCCATTACTCAGCTCTACAGACTGTCTGTTATTAATAGTCATCTCAGGAATTAGTAGCCACTTGGGCATTGCCCTTAGTGCAACCTTTACCTTCTTGATGAAATTCTGTGCAACTGCTAGTCTCGTAGCAATAATCAATATGTTCTTGTCTTTGTAGAAAGCGGCTAGCCAAACTGCATACGCTGCAGCAAGTGTAGATATGCCTAGCTGACGCGACTTCAGAATGATATTGAATCTGTGCTTAAGGAAATCATCAACACACTCATCCTGGAAGGGATATGTGCTAAAAGCGATTAGTCCCCTTGTTGGATGCTGGATCTTTATGTATTTGTTGATGAAGTAAACAGGGTCTTTTCCGCACCTAACGATCTCTTTTATTTGACCCTGCTGTGTCGTTATCGACATGTTCAAACACTAACTTCAAGGACGTGATTTCTTCTGTAGTATGCGACCTTACGAAGTGAAAGACCAGAAACAAGCTCTAAGCCGTCTGAAGATTTTACTTCCTTTAACTTTAGAGAAGATCCTGTCGCTTCCTTGAAGTCTGCCTTTAGTTTCTTCACTAAGTCGGAGAGATAAGAAACAGATTCGTGAGAGATTCTCTCAACTTGAAGCTGCAAACTACGCTCCTCGGCGAAGTGAACGACAGAAGTGAACTTTAAAACAAGCTTATCACCAGCAAACTCTGCCTTGACAGACTGAATTCCAGACTGTGAGCTTGGATTTGCATATGTTGTATTTAATAGCGTCGAGAGGGCGTTGTAATGCCTGCTGTCCATCTAGTACTCTCCTAATTACACAGCTAAATATGTTGTATGCAGATTCATCTGCACTCTGAATTTTGAGATTTCTTCAGCAGAGGGTCTAGAACCT